CTGTGTCGATGATTGTGTAAGCTGATACTCCTGTGAATGTGATAGCTCGTCCAGCCGCTCCGCCATTAGATCCAGCAGCACCATTTGTGTGATTTCCGTTTGCACCTGTGCTACCGTTTGCACCTGCAGCTCCAAAAGCCCCACCATTTCCGCCAGCCCCACCGTTTCCAGCCGAAGAACTTGCACCACCAGACCCATTTGCTGCAGATTGCCCGTATCCTTGGCCTATGCCACCAGCACCCCCAGCACCACCGTTTGTGTAATTATAATAGTTACAGGTGTAATTATATCCGTCACAGTTGTCGGTATATATACAACAACTGCCTTGGCTACAACCAGCATCACACTGATGGCTTCCCCACCAATTATAAGTAACTCTAAAGTGAGTACTGCAAAGACTATGAATAGAACATTGAGTTCCTGCTGAAACTACAGCCCTCGATTGACCCCCAGTTCCACCCGCATTTCCTCCGCCCCCTCCACCACTGATAGTAGATCCTGAGGCCATGTTGATTGTAATGCCAGTAGATTGGATAGTCATAGCTGTTGCACCAGCACCTCCATTTGCAGCACCAGCTACACCATTGATATCTCCTGCGAGGTCAATAATTAAAGTACCACCCATACTAGCTGGGGCGGTTATAATTCCCATAACAGTACTAGCACCTATAGTATATCTCTTAGCGGTATCGCCTGCCCAACTGCCAGATTCACTATTATCGAATAGTGTTTTTAAATTAGCACTTGATGCCGCAGAAGCAGTTAGGCCTAACTCGTTAGATTTACCAAATCCATCAGACATATCAATAGCACCATTTGCAACACCAAATAAGCCACGTACAGCAGAGCCGCCCATGTTTATAGCATCTGTAGCTGTCTCACCAAGTTCTACGTTTACTTGTTTTAGGGAAATTGAATTACCAGCAGCAGGTAATGCCATGCTTTACTTTCCTTCTAATTCTTTAACTCTAGCTGAAAGTTCTTTAACAGCTTCAATTAAGTAGCCTGTGATATTACCGTAGTTAACACTTAGTGTACCCATCTCATCTTCTGCGGTAAGTACAAGTTCGGGTGCAATCTTTTGTAGTTCTTGTGCAATAACACCTGTAGAATCCTTGCCTGTTTCATTACGCACATAATGTACGCCTCGCATCTCAGTTACTTTGGATAGGGCATCTGGGATTGTGGTTATGTTAGATTTCAAACGCTCATCAGAGAACGCAGTAACATCGTTGTTGAATGTTGCCGCACCAGCCGCTGACATATCAAGGGTAAGGGCTGTAATTGCTGAGCCACCATCATTACCTTGGAATATCATATCTTTATCAGATACAATAGACTTAAAGGTTAAGTTACTTGAAGCAAAATTTATATTACCCTCATGTGTTCCAGCCGATTTTAATAAAATGTCATCACCAGCGGCATCAAGGATAAGGTCTCCTGCAACGTCAATAGTAAAATCACCTGTATCTGTTATTGATCCATCTAATATAACTGTACCACCTCTGGTAAGATTACCACCAGCCGTAATAGCACCTGTAGCGACCGTACCTGACGTTGTAATTGTTGAAGAGCCGTTATTTATAGTACCAAAGCCACTAGTAATAGAACCTGCATTTAATGCTCCTGTAGTAACCATAGCAGCACCACCAACACTTTCCGCTGCCATATAAGCAGAGACAGTCTGAACAGTAGTCATACGCATAGTACCGCCATCATTAATAAGGATACCATCGCCATCAGCTACGGCTGTAGTTCCTCTAGCTGTACCCCCATCAATAAGATTAATTTCAGCGGCTGTTGTAGTAACTCCGTCCATAATGTTAAGTTCTGCGGCTGTACTTGTAACTCCGTCTAAAATATTTAATTCTGCGGCTGTGGATGTTACTCCGTCTAAGATGTTAAGCTCTGCTGCGGTAGAGGTAACTCCATCAAGTATATTTAATTCTGCAGCAGTTGATGTTACACCGTCAAGAATATTAAGTTCTGCAGGAGTAGATGTAATAGCAGTATTACTAGCTGCGGCTAGTACTGGTATTGTACCACTTTGGTTTGGTAGATTAATAGTTCTGTCAGCAGTAGGGTCTATAATAGTAAGAGTAGTTTCGTGGTCGTCTGCTGTTGCACCTTCAAAAATAACAGCATTTTGAGCGTTCATCGTTACTGTATCTACTACAGTAGTCGTACCACCTACGACTAAGTTTCCTGTAATAGTAAAGTTTCTCATACCTGTGTAGTCTTTACTTGAATCTAGTATAACAGCTTTAGAAGCTACAGCCGTACCAACTGCAGTACTACCAATATCTAAGGCATTTAATTCACCTACAACAGCAGTAATACCATCCAAGGCGTTAAGCTCTGCGGCTGTGGAGGTTACTGCAGTGCTATTAATAGATAAGGCATCTGTTTCTAGTGTACCATCAATATCAACGTTACCTGAAACATCTAAAGTTGCAGCATCTAATTCACCTGAAATAGTTAGGTTTCTTATACCTGTATAGTCTTTGTTAGAATCTAGTATAACAGCCTTAGAAGCAACTGCTGTACCAACAGCAGTAGTGCCAATATCTAAAGCATTAAGTTCTGCCACGACTGCAGTAATACCATCAAGAGCATTTAATTCTGCTGTTGTAGATGTAACACCGTCTAAGATGTTAAGTTCTGCGGCTGTTGTAGTAACACCGTCTAAGATGTTAAGCTCTGCTGCTGTTGAAGTAACTCCATCTAAGATATTAAGTTCTGCTGCAGTAGAAGTAACTGCTGTACCGTTTAATGATAAAGCGTCTGTTTCTAGTGTGCCGTCTATATCTACATTACCAGAGAAATCCCCTGTTGCTGCATCTAATTCCCCAGACACTGTAAGGTTACGCATACCTGTGTAATCTTTGTTAGAATCTAGTATAACTGCTTTAGAGGCAATAGCATTACCCACAGCAGTGCTACCTAAATCTAGTGCATTAATCTCACCTACAACTACAGTAGCTCCATCAAGAATGTTAAGTTCAGCAGCCGTACTTGTAACTCCGTCAAGGATGTTGAGTTCCGCACCTGTAGAGGTAATAGCTGTGCCAGCGTAGTTTAAATTACCTGCAGCAATTACAATCTCACCAGTACCTTTAGGTGTAAGTGCAATACCAATATTAGTATCTCCACCTGCTGCTGCAAGAATAGGATTACTACCACTAGCATTGTTTGTAATTTCTAAATAGTTAACAGCACTACCTGTGGTCTTAAATACAATTTGCTCATTGCCGCTTTCATCACCAATAAAGTGTGCGTCATCAATAAGAATGTTTTGTGAGTTAGTGTCTAAGTTTCCCCCTAATTGTGGGCTGGTATCATCTACCATATTAGCTAGTACGCTGTCTGTAGCAAGACCAGCAACAATAGTAGCCCTAGTAATTTTTTTAAGACCTCCACCTGAAGCATCAATAGCTATAAAAGTATCTTCACTAGCAACTGTACTAATTTCTGTTAGATCACCTAAAGTAGTATTATCTACGTCAAGTATATTAAGTTCAGCCGCAGTAGATGTTACACCGTCTAATATGTTTAATTCTGCTGCTGTGGAGGTAACATTAGTTCCACCAATGTCTAGCGTAGTTACAGATATTTCACCCGCTACAGTCGCAATACCAGCAGCAAGAGTAATAAGATCCGTGTCATCTGTATGCCCAATAGTCACACCGTTAATTAAAACGTTATCAATATCAAGGGAGCCACCAGAAATTAGACCAGTAGTAGTAATTGTACTTGCACCAGTATCAATATTGCCAAAGCCACTAGTTACAGAACCAGAATTTAATGCTCCAACAGAAGTAATACTTCCCCCAGTAGCACCATCTACATAGGCTTTTATAGATTGCTGGCTTGCAATACCTGTTGCTGAGTCACTAGCAAGATTGTCTTCATCAAGAAACAATTTACCATCTAAGATGTTTAACTCTGCTGCAGTAGAAGTCACACCATCTAAGATGTTTAACTCTTCAGGAGTAGAAGTAACTTGTGTATTACTTGCTGCAGCTAATACAGGAACTGTACCTGATACGTTAGGTAAAGTAATTGTTCTATCTGCTGTAGCATCTACAATAGTAAGTGTGGTTTCGTGGGCATCTGCAGTAGCACCTTCAAATATAACAGCATTATTAGCACTCATAGTAACTGAGTCTACAGTACTAAGTGTACCAGTTACAGAAATATTAGTAGTAGTTAAAGTACCCGTACTAGGGTTATAGTACAAAGTACCATCTGATTCTAAACCTAAGTTACCACCATCTAAGTCTCCGCCTGCAGTAAAGATAATAGCGTTATTTTCATTAGTAGCTTCATTATCAGTTATTGTAACTGTAGTAGCTATAGCTGCTGTACCTGAAGTATTTTGGTTCAGTGTTCCTACTGTAAAGTCTAATGTGTTATCTGCATCGTCATATGCTACAGTAATACCTGATTCAGTATTGCTCGTTACCATAGCTCCTACGGTATCTGCAATGGTTTCTGCTAGAGTTACACCTGCAATCGTAATTGCGTCTGCTTCTAGGGTTCCATCTATGTCTGCATCGCCACTTATATCCAATGTGGCTGCATCAAGCTCACCACTAATGGTAAGGTTTCTTACACCTGCATAGTCTTTGTTAGCGTCTAGTATAACTGCCTTAGAAGCTACAGCCGTTCCTATTGCCGTTGACCCAATGTCCAGAGCGTTAATTTCACCTACTACAGCCGTAACACCATCTAAGGTATTTAGTTCTGCTGCAGTACTTGTGACTCCATCAAGAATGTTTAACTCTGCTGCAGTACTTGTGACTCCATCAAGAATGTTTAACTCTGCTGCAGTAGAAGTTACACCGTCTAATATATTGAGTTCAGCAGCAGTTGAAGTTACCCCGTCAAGGATGTTTAACTCCGCTGTGGTACTTGTAACACCATCTAATATGTTTAACTCTGCGGCTGTAGATGTTACACCATCTAGGATGTTTAGCTCTGCAGTCGTAATGGTTGCCCCATCTAGTATTTCTAGTTCAGCTTCAGTTATTGCTGCACTGCCTATTACAAAGCTAGTACCTGTAATGGTTGTACCTGTAATAGCGGCTGCTGATGCCCCACCGATAACGGCTCCATCAATTGTACCACCGTTAATGTCAGCAGTATCCGCAACTAAGCTATCAATATTAGCTGTACCATCTATGAATAGATCGTTCCACTCAGAACCAGAAGCACCAAGGTTATACGTAGCATCTGCACTAGGTAACAGGTGAGACGCAACGTCTGCTGTGAAGGCTACTGTATCAGAAGCTGCATCACCAAAAGTTAAGTTACCTGCAATAGTAGCTGCACCAGTTACAGTTAAGTTACCACCTACGGTTAAGTTACCTGACACATCTACAAGGCCATTTATGTCTACGGTAGTTGCAGCTATCTGTATTTCTGTGTCAGCGACAATGTCTAATTGTCCATCCACACTTGAGTTAATGTATATTGCAGTATCACGGAATTGCAGTTTTTCAGTAGTAGCTATACGTATATCATCATTGAACTCGAAGTAGTCTTCATCTTCTTTCCAAGTAATTAAACCATCATTAGTGCCAGCGTTCCAAGTTAATGTAATGTCGCCCGTGTTTGTACCAAATACAACACCGTCAGTTACTAGGGCCGTGACAGGCCCACCTTCACCTGCTGTACCATCGTGTGTGTGTCCTGTACTAGAGGCGAAAGCAGCTAATAGCTGGTCGTACTCATTATTAAACAGATCTGAGTCGATAACATCGCCATCAGTGAATGTAGATTGTCTTGTGTATGTAGCACCCATTTAACGTCTTGCTCCTAATTGGTATTCTAACTGAAATCCTTTTAGTGAATATGGCTTAGATTCACCGTTGTCATTTATTCTTAAAACTGTAGAAAAACCTGAACCTTCTACGGGCTGTCTTATGAGAGGTTGTGACGGCCCACCAAAAACAAATCTTACTGCAGTGTTTATAGTACTAAATAAAGCTATACCAAACTGAGCAGCTACTTCTGTTGAACTGATTGAATAAGCTGGTGGTCTAACAGAGTCTGCATTTTCATTGTCGTATCTTACAAATAAGTCTGCACTAATAGCTGACTCAGGTTTAAAGTTAAGGATAACTCTATGCATATGTTTACGTATGCCGCTATCTCCGAAACTTAAATCTGGGCTTCTATATCTTCCTAGTACAGGTGTACCATCTAAGGTATCCCCTTTTTCTTGTCTGTGTACAAAACCTGCAGAATCCCCGTGTAATACTAATACATCTCCTGCTCTTACAAGTGTATCTGTAACAATTGGTTTAAATCCTCGTATCTCTGAAAATTCATAACCTTGTGCTTTTTTAACACAAACAACACATCGTGTAATATTATCGGCTTGCCCATCTTTTGTAAAAAAAATTCTATACTGTGTCTTGTCAGCTATAACAACACTTTCAAATAAAGAAGAGTTAATAATGTTTGTATCAAAAAGACTCTGCACGTTACGACTTATTGTACCTAGCTCCGTATCACCAATCCTTGCAGTAGCAGCAACAGTTCTAAGCCCATCTGCCGCAAGGAAAATTAAGTCTCCTGCAAATTCTTGTATAGTATCACCATTAAGGCAACCAATATTTCTAGTAACTGGAATCATCTGAAAATCACTAGAAGTGTTTCCTGTTAGTTTAAATATTCTATTTTCACAGAATACAAACAATGTATCACGGAATACTTTTATTCCTGTAATAGTATCATCTACTCTAATACTTCCAGCACCACTAGCAGAAGTAAAGTCATCTTCATCAAATGGCACACTAAATATTAACTCTTCTGGTGTAGTAGATTTACCTGCGTAGAACATATGAGATTTAAAAGAGGCAACAAACTTAGAACCTACAACTGCAGTAGTAGTTACATCAGTAGCACTAAAGGAAGTATTAAAAACTACAGGTGCATTATCGCCATCTACAAAAACAATTTTTTCGTTGCCATCGTAGTTAAACCTTTCGGTTCTATACTTTACTGCCCCTGTTCTTCCTGTATCTATTTCTATCCACTCAGGAGAAACTGTTGCATTGGCTAAGTGTTTACCTAATGTACTTTGGCTATTACCAGATCGTGTGACACCAGTAAATTCATTTGGAGATGCTGTTAGACTAACTCCTGTGTAATCAAATGTTTCAGTAACACCCGTACTGCCATCTTCAGTTGTAGAATTAACAAGTGTTAAAGTACCACTTGTAGGAAAACCAGTAGCATTATCTACTTTAATTATGCCAGAGCCAGACATTGTATCGGTTTGAGCAATAGATATAGCTAACTCAGTAGAAGCGGCACGCCATATTTTTTCACCTCTACACGCTATAACTACGTTATTAAAGTTAGCCAGTCCTATTACGTTTTCGTTTGCATTAAAAGTTTGTGGTACAATTACATTAATGTATTTACGAAAGCCATTTATTCTTCTGTATCCACCCTCAATGTCAGGCTCAAAGTTTTCTAAAACTAACGCTTGCCCTGGCTCCATCTGAAACGTAGAACGATTCAAAACTAAACCACCCTCACAGGTAAAGGAGGCTGGTGAAACTTGGGAATTATCGGGCATTTAGTTTACTCTTAAAGAGGAGCTAAAACCACCTCTTGCATTATTAGGCATATACGTAGATCTTATATACTCATACTTATTTACTAACAGAGTTTGCATATTTTTTATACCCTGTTCAAATCTAGTAAAGTTTATGCCGTATTGCTGTACCTCTCCTCGATACTGATACACAAAAGAAGAGGCCCCATCAACAATAACTGTAGCAAAACGATCAGGAATAGTTGTAGTATCTCCGTGCGCTGTCATATCCGCAGGGAATGTAAAGTAATCAAACTTTACTACATAAGATTTAGTAGGGTATGGGTAAAATAAATAATTATTATCTAAGGTTCGTACAACATGTGTGGGTACGCCACCGTCATCAAACTGCGTAACAGTAACATCATCAGCATATGCTGCAGCGGTTGTTCCGTTAGCTCCCCGTGTACATCCTGTAATGTCATTACCGTTAATAGCAGTATAGGTTACTTCTTCGTTTCCTATAAACACTTTACCAGAACTATCTAAACCAGTAGTTGATGTAAGAGTGAGAGTAGTAACGGAATTTGAATGGGAGCCATTTAGGGTTGTAGATATAATTAAATCTTCTTGATCTATGTGTTTATTAATATAATCATTGTAGTCAAGGATGCCCAGTTTACCACCGCTGTTGCCTAGTGTTTCATTAGATACTATTCTAAATGTATTGTAATCAACTACTTTAGTTGTAGCAGGCAATGAATAACGTACAACACCTGCCGTCAATGTCTGACTTTCAGTAGCGTGGTTAAAAGGGTAATTAAATTCTCTTTGATTAATGTAACGTACTGCTTCATTAACAGCATTTTTACATTGTATTTGTATTCCTCTAGCATTATTAAATGAAGTAGAAGTTAATGCATCTTCATTCATACGGGTAATAACTTTGTTTGTTAAAGTTAGATAACTTTCTGCCATGTATTTAATCTTTCACAAAAGTAAAGTGAAGGGGCCAGTTAATCCCAGCCCCCTCATATGTTTTGTATTATGCTAATGTGTCTCTATCAACATCAGTACCAACTAGTGATCCTGTGTCTGAACAATCCATCATAACTGCAAAGATCCTAATTACTCCACTAACAGGTACAGTTGTTGCTGCTTGTAATTCTAAATCAATAGTATCAGCAGTTTCAACTAGTATATTAGAGTCGTCAGTAGGTGTAGCGTAGTCACCTGTAGCAGCAGCATCACCATCGTGTACTGCAACAAAGGTATCTACTGCACCGTGAGTGTCAGAGAAACCTAAGTTCAAGGTAACGCCTGCAGCACTTGAATCTAGAGCAGTAGTATATTGCATACCTGCCTGTAGAACCAATGTGTTTGCAGGAACGCTTATTGCCTGAAAAATATCGTCTGCAGCTAATGCAGAACCTTTCTCAGTTGTAGCAGTAGCTAGATTTATGCTAGCTTGAACGTAATAAGGCATTCTGCCTCTATTGCTCATGCCCCTTGCGGAGACTAATTCGCCAGTAATTGTACTCATTTTTTAATCTCCCCTAAGCTGCGTTATAAATGGCTTGAACGAGAGCTTCTGGACGAAGAATCTTTCTACCATAAAGGTGCATCCCACGAACAATATCACTGAACGAATCGGGATCTCGATAAGATTCAACTTTATTGATCTGTTCTGCGGTTGCAACAGCCGAATCATGTCCAGCAACAATTACCCCATAGTTAGCAATTTGGTTAGCTGTTCCAGATGTGCCTGGTCCAGTACCTACTGCAGGTAGATTGTTAGAACTATATACACGGAAGCCGTGTAAGCTGTTGATTATTAGGCCGTTTTGGATACCAGAACCACCGAAGTCTGCGTTCATAAGACGAGAATCTTCGTCTTTTAGCATTTCGATGAATACAGGACCAAGTACGATCCAACGGTTAC